CTGTTGCACAAGGTGAATATAGAGCAATTAAGGGAAGAGAAGTAGAGGCAGATGACACTGCTTCTTTAGAAGACTTTGCTTCCTTTGCTTCTAAATATCAAGACAAACTTGACGCTTTGCGTGTGAAGTATAAGGACACACCTCCTGTTGTTCTCTATCACGGTAGCAGGACAGAACGTACTCCTGAGAAACTAGCTAGAGGTTTCTACAATCCACAGACAAACAGTAAGTCTCACTTTGAATTAAAGGCTGGAGCCATCTCTTTTACCAAAGATCCTAACTTAAATTATTTCATTGAAGCGTTTGGTGGTAAAGAAGCTAAGAATGTTTCTCAAGTTGAGATACCATATGCTGAATATGAATTTAGAAGAGTGAACATGCCTCTTAACGCATATGATAATAAAGACTTGAACTACTTAGCAAGAGCAATCACTGGTAGCCCTGATGTAGCTAGGCCATTGAGTCTACCTAGATCAGCTATCTTTAAAGAAACAGAAGATGTTTTTGTTGAGGCAGATAAACTCACAGTGACACAAGACGTAGCTGGTGTGTCTGAGAAGTATGGGAAGATAAGCGCTAGAGAAACAAAGATAAATGATGCACTAACTAGGCTTAATGATTTTAATTACAGCACTAATAAAAAGCTTGGTAGTTTTGTAGACAAGAGAAAAACAGAAGAAGGTAAGACAATATATACACAGAAAACTCCTATCAATGCATCGCAAGCATACAAAGATATTCGCACTGTGTTTAATGAGATAGCTAAGTCTTCAGAGGTTACATCCACTAAGACAGGATATGGTCAAAATTATTACTCTGCTTTAGAGAAATATAAAGAGGAGCTTAGCTTATCTATTTCTAAACTGTTAGCAGTTTATAGAGATAAAATGAGTCTAACAGCTTTTAATACTAGTCCCAAACCTGCCATGTTGTTGGAGCTTAAGAAGTCTTTAGGTAATATAGATGCTGTTTCAAACTCAGCAGACACTCAAAAGAAAGCTGTTGAAACCATCAGAGACATTACACCTAAGCTTAACAAGGGTGGTGCTTTAGGTTTGAAAAGAAATAATGCAGAAGAAGGACTAGCACCCTTTCGGCACGGTGGTGAGGGAGCTAAAGGTAAGGGATACTTTGGCGCTCTTCCCACTACCGATGGTAGGGTGTCTACAGAAATTTCTTCTGGGTTTGAATATAAAGGAAAGAATGTAGAGCATCCCCTCATTGTGCCTACATTAAACAAAGCTGAGCTTGATCATTTGCTGTCTGGTAAAGAACCAACAGAAGCCATCTACTCAAAGGCACAAGCCTTCGCAAAGAAAAGAATAGATGCGGGTAAGAATCCGTTTGCTGAACCTACAGAGCTACGTTATCCTGTGCCTGATCAAAAGGGACTAGCATCTAGGAAGTAATAAAGGACACGAATGGGGACTGTTTTAGGAACTACCGCCATGACAGTAGCCAATCCCCATACGTGTTAGTTGTTGGTGTCTGGGCTTGATTCCAGATTGCTACACACTGCCAGTAGTTGCGGTTGGTTGATCGTCACCAGAGCCAACTCCACTTTCCTATCCGTACCTTCGCAGTGCGCTCTCAAGGTAATTAGCCTCAACCGCATCGAATGTTTCTGCACCGTACCTAGCGTTTCCTTCAACGCCGCACCAACAAGTGTATGGACTGTTGTGGTTACGATCCACACACTTCTTAAGCGGCTTCTTTAAGCTTTCTTAAGTTATCAAAATAACCCCTATCAAATCCCCTCTGCCACTCCTTGCCTTGAGTGGTGTGTGGATTGTATTGGTTACTCAACCATCCATTTTTAAATGCAAAATAGCCCTGATCAAACTGAATACGCAAAGGTGCTGTGCGTTCTACTTTGATTATGTTCATAGCTTTTCCTTTAACTGAGATATTTTTAAGTTCCAACAATCTGACTTTACCACATATCCATTTGTAGGGTCAACATCTCCCTTGTTCATGAACACAGCATCTTTAAAGTATTGATGTTTTTCGTACACACCAAGATACCAACCAACAGAGAAGTCGTTCTTCACTCGACAGAAAGCATAGTAGTCACAGTCTTGTTTAATGTTTAAATTAGCAATACTGCAATCATATGTTTCCAAAGGAACATAACCTGTCTGCTTTGTCTTGACATCAATCTTTGTGCCATCGTCTAAGACTAAGTCGTAGTCATAGGTGTTAGAAAGAGTTCCTCCTAACACCTGTTGAGCAATAGCTTCACCAATGAAGCCAGCCATATTGCCAGCCCCTCTGATGATGCTATTGTAAAGCTGCCCCATCTCAGCAGCTTTATCTCTCGCTTCCACTAACATAGTGGGAGTGATGACTACTTCTATCACCGAACAGGACAAGCACCAGAGGCGCAATCATCATCAAGACCAATGCTAGCTTCATCAATGGAAGCGATGAGGCGTGTGCTGGCTACCAATTCGTTGTATTGGTCTTCACTGATTTCTTCCAACGGTGCTTGGTGAAAGCCATGCTCTGAGTGCAACAAGAAAGACAAGCTCTTATGATTGTTCTTGTAATTCTTCTTCAGATACTTACGTATCTCAGGTAGTTCTTCTTTGCGATAGTAGACAGTGCAGGACACACTATTATCACTCCACACTTCTTGCAACCATTTCACTGTCTCCAGTTGTTGGATGGCTGTCATATCCTTTGCCAACACAGCATGCTCAGGGTGACGGAAGGGGAAAGACACAACCATTGTTGAGTGGTCAATGCTGCCATCAAAGTTGCGTTGAGGTTCTACAGGGTAGCCATGATCACGGCACACCTGCACCAATGAATGATTAGATGCAATGCGAATACGTCTAATCATGAAACGAGCATAGGCAGGGTGGCATCCACTGGTAACACCGGGTAACAAAGACAATGTACCAGATGGCTTCACTGTAGTGAGCTTCACAGACTTATTAAAGCCGTGCTTCTGGCTATAGAAGCTATCAAAGTTACGCAGCTTCTTGTATGCCACATCAAGCCAGCTCTTCTGTTCTTCAGTGGCTTGTAGCACACCAGTGATGCCAATACCCATACGCATATTCGCATGAACAATGGCTTCTGTTTGAGGCAAATGGCAAGGCAAAGCAAGACTGTGTTTGTTAATACGATAGAGCAGTGTAGCTACATCGTTAAACTCTTCTTCACTCTCAATGTTAGGCAGATAGATTTCTGCCAAGCAACAGGTTTCTTTATCAGCCAAGCTTTGTTCAGCACATGGGTTATATCCCTGCACCAGCGGATCTGGATACTCTGTCTCACCCAAGCGTCCAACTTTACGTGACAGCTTCAGGTTGATGAGTCCGTAAGGCTCACCCTTTCCTTCGTAGCCATCCCAAAAGAATTCATGCAAGTCGCTGATGTCATCACAGACAACAGAGTTGTTTGACATTGCTCTCCATGATGGAATGTTTCCCATGTCCCATCGCTTAGCTAACAGATATTCAACATCATCAGCATCACCAATGGCAATCTGTGCTGACCTACGTACATTACCAGCAACAACAATGGAACCAATGATGTTCATAATGTCTAAGCAATCAATGGGGCGTAGCTGCTTTCCTTTGCGTTTCTCCAACACATCAGAGATGTTGTTAATACCATTACACAAGTCTTCAGGGCCACTAGCTGTACCACCAAAGCCTTTGATGGGTGCTCCCTTGCCACGAATAAGCTGTGTGCTATAGGTAAAGGTACATCCAGTATCTAAGTCGCTTAAGAACGCCGCTTTAAGTGTTTTGCCAAGAAGCTTGACCCAGCCTTCACGACTATCTGGCACAATAAAAGAAGCGTCAGCGGTATCAAGGCGAGTAGGACGAATAAATCCAGAATTAACGAGCGGAAGTTTATCAACATTTTCCTTTTGAATGTTATAGCCAACACCACTACCAAGCATCAACAAGTCCATAGCCCAAGTAAAAGGCTCAACAGGTTTATCTATGACAGTGAAGGCACAATTTTGTAGGCTAGCTAAGCCAAGCTTAGAGACAGTGGGAGTACCAAGCTGCCACAGGAAACGTCCTGCAACAATGCCTTTTAAACCCAACAAATAGCCCCTTAAACGCTCTTGTTCATCTTCTCTGAAGCCACACCCTAGCTGCTCATTGGCGGCCTTTACAACCCTATCTACTACGTCAGTAAACTCCTCTGTCTTGCTGTTTAAATCTGTCTCGTTTAGTCTTCGTGCGTATGTACGCTTCATTGTTAAATAACCTACAGTTGACCAAGGCGTTACTACATTAGTGTTCATGTTTCTCCAGTGAATGAATGTTAAGGGAAAATAAAAGGAGCAGAGTTGCTCCTAGATGGGGATGCAGTTATACATCAAAAACTATTCTTGAAAAGAAGGATTCTTGTCTTTCTTTTTTAGTTTCCAATTGGTGTATACTAATCTATCTGTAGGTAGTGCGTCATAACTATAAAGATCTACATCGTACAAAACGTCTTTCTTAATGGGATAACCATAAACAATTTCTAGAAAAGAAAGGAAAGATTCTACGGCAGTAGGCCAAGTAATATCATCACTCACTTCATGAGAAAGCTCAGTGGTTTTTCCTGTCACATCAGTGTGTGTAAAAGTATACCAAGCATTAGACGGTTGGTTTAAATATTCTTTCATGTCAAACTCCTTCAAATAAATTTGGGTATAAAGATGATAGCACAACTTTACATTGTTCTGCAATTTCTCTGTGTTCTTTTTGTGTAGACTCATCACAACGAATGTCTACATAGTGCAACCAGCTACGCAACGTACCATTCATATACATGCGTGACATGGTTAGTCCTTCAGGTAACACCTTCCTAGCCACTTCTTTTGCTATGCCTAAGCTCAAGGCAACCTTGTATGCATTGGCAGCAAGTTTCCATGTAGCTGTCTGTTGTTCATGCCACCAACGCTGAAGTTCTCTGTCCTGTGTAGGTATGCTGTTCTGTCTGTTCTTATCATCTTGAAGTCTAGCTTCTCCCCTATCCCAATCAACAACTTCTGCATAGCGTTGACTAAACTCTTGAAAGCTAAAGCTTCTGTGACGTAAGATTTGTCTAGCGATATCTCTAGTGGTATTAATTTCCATACAGATATTCACCATTTCAAAAGGACTCCAGTGCTTGTGCTTCATTAAATATTTAAGAAGCTTAGGCGCTGTGTCCTTATTATCTTGGTTGTCAGGGTTAGAAACCCGTGCCATATAAGCAACGAGTTCCTCCCCACTTGGTGTAGACCAAATGAGTTTAACACTCATAGGTAGCAGCTACTTTATCTAGATAATCATCTGCTTCACTGGGAATCATGTAGTGACGCAGCAAAGTTTTACATGCGTTACGAACATGGATACTGTTATCAATATCTTCTTGGTGAATGAGATATGGATTATTATAGGTATTTATTAAACAGCTTTTCAATTCGTCTACAAAGAAAGCATCCTCTAGCTCCTCCTCCTCCTCCTCAAGAGTCAACCACACCGTACCGTTTTCTTCCTCTTCTTCCACAATGAACCAATCATCTTCATCTTCATCGTAGTAATACCAAGCATCGTCATCTTCTACATAGTAGTATTCAATGTCTTCATCTTCGTCATAGAAGTAGTTAACATCTTCTTCTTCTTCTGCATCAGGAGTGTACAGCGTACCTTCTTTTGCTGCCTTGGCTAACAGAGTAACCAAAGCAAAGTTGATTAAACTATGTGTGCTTTCTTTATCCATATCCACATGGAAGTCTGCGCTTCCATCTTCATTTTCTCGATACTGGCTCAATTCAATTTTCATTTTGCTTTCCTTTCAGTTTTTTCCTTGTCAGTTTTTATTTTATGACAAGGCTTACACAACACCTGCAACTCAGGCAACTCACAAAACATTCTATCAATGTATACGTCCCAAGAAATAAACCCTACAGCCGGGTCAACCACTGGATGTATATGATCTACTTGCACATCCACTGCTACAAACTCTTCTTTGCATGTAGCACATTTATAATGCTGGGCTAAAAGTCCAGTCTTCTTATTTATCCTTCTCTCAATGAATGCAGATTTAAGAGCAGTGTATTTCGGAGGCCATCTACGTGAAGCTGCTCTAAGAGTAGACGTAATGAAACTACGAAACCTAGCATCTGTCCACTGTCCTCCGTTTCTAGTTTTTAGGGAAAGTTTCTTCAACGACATTAGATAGATCTATAGAAGACTCTTCTTGAGAAAAGAGATCACGGACAATGTCCAACGCTTCATCAATGTCCAACGCAACAAACTCAGCAGTGGTTTCTATATTATTACGTAGTTCGTTATATGACACTACATAGCCATTTGCTGCTGGTCTAATTTCTATGTGCTGTTCTGAAAACATTAAGAGAGTCCTTCAATATCAATGTAATTAAATACCACTTCTCTTGGAAACAAGGGATTGATACCTTCTGTTAAAGACTCTTCCACATATTCTCGCAACGAAATCTCATCTAAATAAAAAGATGGTATATCGTCAGGGTCAATAAATGCTGTCACTGATACACTCACTTTTATCATTCAGACTTCTCCAATCTCATATCAATGAGTCGTGCATATCCCATTATGTCGTGCCAACTATCACGATGGTAGCAGTCTCCATTCACAAGGCGTGACATCTTGTGGGCAATCATGTCTAAAGCTTCTGCCATATCAGGTTCTAACAGAGAATAGTTAACACCATATTTCAAAACAGCCTTTAAGTCCTGCGCTGTGGTAGCAATGTTAATAAATTCTCCGTAGTGTCTAGCTCTTCGGTCTAAAGTTTCTTCGACATTCATTATTGCTTTCCTCCTTGAGTTATTGTATCCGCAGTTAATACAAAAGTATCGCTAAAGCTATTGTGGTTTGGGTCGTATACCACTTCACCAATATCGCCATAGTATTTACTACAATATTCCATGATTTGTTTAGCAATGTCTTCATGTTCTTCCATAAAAGGTACTACAGATGCGATAAGAACACCCATCCCAACCATATCACCCATGTGTTCTTTCTTCAAAGTGACAGGGCCAAAGCCTGTGACAAGCACCTCAAAGTCTCCATCCCACATACCATTTTGTATAGTGGGACGTAAAATTATAGCCACATCATTAGGCCGCAGTTCTGTTTCTTTCGTCATGATTTTCTTTCGTAGGGGGTTGCCATTGCTGTCCTTCACTTCTTCTTAACCAGAGCAGCCTAGCATTTTCTAGCACTCTTTCTTCGTCACCATCATATGCTGCTACACAAGCCGCATATAATTCTTCTTCAGTGATAAGCTCATTTAAAAGCTTGTCAGCTTTAACAGGGCCTATCCCTTGTAAGCCAATGATATTATCAGCAGCATCACCTGTCAAGATTTGTTTATAAAAAGAATACATGCCTTGCTCAGGCGTAACGTGATAGCCCTGCTTCTTTACAAAGTTGTAATGCCATCCTGCAATTTGATCTAAGTCTTTATCTACAGAAGCTACAACACATTCTTCTTTAAGCACAGAAGCTTCAATTGCTATAGCATCATCTGCTTCTTGTCCTTCAACAACGACAGCACCCCACTCCTTCACCATGTGCTGGCGTAGGGCAGGGAGATGTTCAGGTTTAGGGGCTGTTCTGTTTCCTTTGTAGACAGCAGTGACTGCTATGTTGTTCCTGAAGTTGTCTTTTCCTGTGAGAAAAAGTTTCCACTGATCAACATAGCAACCATCAAAGGTGTTGTCTACACCACATGTAAGAATGTCAGCAATATAACTATTAAGCGTATGCTTAGCAGTGATTGTGCTTTCATTCTTACATGCAAAAGCGATGCGATATCCTATGATATCTGCATCAACTAAGGCTATCATTAGTCAGCAGCTTGTTCGGGGAACAAAGGAAGCTGTGCCTCATTAGCCTGAGAAGT